CATGCCCAATTCATGGGCTATCTGAAACCATGCTAGTCGTCCGCTGTCTCTGAGTTTTTTGCTGCTTTCTCCACAGCATCCTCAGCCATGCCAGATAGACGCATCCATGCCAGCACAATGTCACAAACAGGCTTTGCGTTCTTCTGCGCTAGCCTATCTCGATGAGACTTCTGGAAGATAAGCTCTTCGGTCACAGGGTCACGTGCAGCCATAATACAGAGGTCAGCATATAGCTCCTCTGACTTGGCTTTTTCGCCACCCTTTTTGCGGATATAGTCCTCTGTGCTACCACGTTCACGCGCAGTCATGCTGATTACGAGGACATCAACGCCCCACTCCTCTATGTGGAGGACCTCTCTCCTAAGGTCATCAGCATTCAAAATGCGTTCTGCTATGCTCAAACTACACTTCTCCTTCCTTCAGGCAAATCATCTGTCATTCTGTTAAACATCTTGTTCAGCCAGAGCAGCAACATATCCAATTGCACCTGTGATCTGTGCTGACAGCGACTCCTCCACTACTCCTTCTATAGCAGCACTCACACTGTCGCTTGTCAATTGTCCGTACGCATAGTAAATGTACTCATCGTTGCCACGCATCTCTAAACCCAAGACTGTGGTCTGCTGAATAACGTCGATGAAGAACGGGTCTCGCCACCATTTCTCGAAAGATGCCGTTCCTCCACGCATGACAGAGATGTATTCTCGCCATCCATCTTGGTTGTCCCAACATGTCACGTCATGCGTATCGGCGGTAGCGTCAAGGCTCCAGCTATGTGCGCCACCAACCTTGCTAGGAATAGGCAATGCCCACACGCTTGCAGTCACGACTGCTTGTGCCTCTAATGGTTCGGCAAACCGCACAAGACCACCAGCATGACAAACAGTATAATCAGGAACATCTATCATGCCAGTGACAGTCACAACCACATCCGTGTCAGGGTGCCACCATCGGTTAGAACGGTTAACAGCATAGTATACTTGCCATGTGTCATCAGCACGTGCCATTGGAGTATTAGCAGCAAACAACGACACATTTGTAGCTGTTAGGTCAATCAGGTATAGAGATGCTTCGTATCCCTTAAGAGGTGCAGCCATACTTTACACCACCACTATACAGCGTTATACTTGGGCTTGCCGCTAATTTGGCCAGTAAACGAACACTCTACAAGCCCGTCAACAGATGCAGCAGGGCTTACGCCTGTAATCAGCACTGTGGAACGATAGAAGTTGGTGTCATCAACATACTCATCTATCGTTACTGGTTCAGCATTAAACCAAGCATCTTGCAGTGCCTTCTGCCCGGTTTTGGACGTGTCTTCCATGTCCCAACCAACAGTTATGGAGACGGTTCCGCTGCCCAATCCATAGATATAGGTGCGCCAACCACCTTGGCCATCGTTCATATGGGTCGTCTCTATGGTGTCGCGAGACAAGTCAGCAGACCAGTCCTTGACCCAACCGACCTCTTTGGTTCCGACCATGACCTTACCACCATATCCTGCCTTGGCCGCCATCTAAATCACTCCCGATAACCGCCTGTGCCTTCACGCATCAAGCGGAAATTCAATGAAAAAACGGGACGCTTGTTTTCGTCCCGCCCTATGTCGCCTATATCACCCAGCATCATAATGCCGCCGTAGTGAGTCCCATTGATCTCTTGAGTTGGCATGCCAAGTAAAGCATTCTTAATCTCTACTGCCTTCTGCCATGCCGCCAAATAATCAACAGGAGAACCACGCACATGCACCATGACCATTGGGTAATCTACATTCCATTTGGGATTAGGCGTAAACCCCTTTGTGTCGTATATTGCTATGCGTCTGTCTGGTGCATCGGGGGGCATCATGCCCTGAGTAATTTGCCAATCACCAAAGCCGAAAACGCCAATCCCCTTCTGAACCAACAGTCCACTAATATCCAAAGAGGAAGGGTTCATGTCACCACCTACTCTTTAGAGAGATGTAACCATCTCCCCCAACTCATCTTTAATGCGTTGCTCAAGATCGCCAGATTTCATTTTGACAGCATCCTCTAGATACTTTGCCTTGCCACCCTTGGGATGTGCATACTCAATGTGCTCGTGCTGTGCAGCAGAATACGGCATCGGGTACTCTATTATCACAGCTGGGGACTGGGTGTTAGGCACACTAGATTCATTTTCCACATTAATCGAACCGTCTTTGCTGCCTGTAGCAATCACATCCCCTGTATCGCCCCGCACTGCATATGTCCCAATAATCCTATCGCCTTTTTGGATATCCACAGGCGTAAAGGTTGCACCAGTATCCCACATAAGAGTAGCCGACTCACGCAATTGACCTGTGTCTACCGGAGTATCAGCTACGGACTGCTCGAAGATCTCTAAGCTAGTTTCACGCAATGCTTCGGCAGCACTCCCCGGTGCCAAGGCAACCAGTTTGTTGAGCTTGTCGACAACCTTATCCAGCCCTTCTATACGCGCAGCCATTACACATACACCCTCCAATGGTCAGTAGTGCCGTCAAGCCCAACGTGTTCAGATAAGGCCCGTGGCTCTTTCGCGCCCGCAACAACCTGTTCGCCATGATGGATACCGTACGCTAACTTGCCTGACATGTCCACAGCCTGTGGCAAGTAGAACACGTGACTTGCTACATACTCCGCGCCATGCTTGTCCCTAACAAGCTTCATGATGCCCTGATAACGACACTTGAGGTGTTGAGGGGGAAGATGGTGAACAATTCCCCAATTGTCTTCTTCGCCCGGAGGCCAATACGTACACCATTGGTTCAGTGTTGCAATCATGTGATTGGCACCGTCCCGACTAGCCAATGCGACAACAGGGCTTCTGCCTCCATAGACAACAAGCCATCAGTACGCATGGCATATTGCGCACTATACGTTTCGGAAGCATCACCTATCTTGACCGATTGCACCCCTTCGGCTATGCGCTGTAGCCTCGTTGTGTCAGCCCCCATCAATGCCAAAGCCTCTTCACATACAGCATCCTTGACTTGTGGCGGGGCCTCACACACGGTTCCAAAGGCCATGCGGGGGAATGCCAATGGTTGTTCAGCTGTTACTTTACGTCCCTTGAGCTTTTGTCGGTCGATTCGCCTTGTGGCGGTGAGGATTGCTTGTTCTTTTTCCGTCTCGTTGGCTTCTTGCCATCTTTCTGAGTTGTATCGTCCTCCGAAGTAGGCGTTGGCCTCCGTGAGACTGATGTAGCTGTTGGCTCCGACTGTGAGCACGGCGGCTCCACCTCCTCGAAATCAGAAGAACGGGCAAGCCGTTCAGCAAGCTCACCCGTTACATTCCATATTAGACCTGTCTTTTTATTGCGAACCCACATACCTACACGCCCACAGGCAGTAACCCAGCACCGATAGTAATCGTGGTAGCATCAGCAATATCCAAATACAACGTCTCATCAGCCTGTTCGAATCTCATTGACTCCAACGGCCCAATGAACATTTCGGACTCAGCCGGAATCTCTACTACCAAATCGCCTAGTGCTGCACGGGAATACACGCCTGCCTTTACTGTCAAACGATTCGCGCCCCCCTTGCCGCCAGTGAGTGCAGTTGCCGCCATCTCTGTAACTGTTCCAACACCAGTATCCGACCCGGCATTCGCTACAGCCACAAGAGCATTAGCCTCTGCATGGGCCGCAATTGCCGTAGCGATATCACTAGCTGTTGTCGTGATCGCTTTGGCTGCACCAGTGGCAAGAGACACTGTAATGGCTGTGCCATCCACAGACACCGCAAGTTCTGCGTTTACACCATCAGGGTCTACGTATTCAACAGTAATGGCATTGCCCAATGCTCCATTGAGCTTGGATGTGTATTTCAGATCATTGTTATTTCCCGTTAGTGCTGTGGTCAGCGTAGCCTTTGTTTCTTCTGCCGCATTCTTGACATGTATTATCAAGCGTTCAGGACGCGGGGCAGCAAGAGCCATACCGTTCGCTACATCGTCAGCGTCTATTGTGTGGTAGGCAGCAGCAAGGTTCTTGGCTGTGTTCAAGGCCAAGGCAGCTGCTGTCAATTTAGTTCTATCTCCCATAGAATTCACTCCTTAGTAAAAGGGCGCGATAAACGCGCCCATATCCAGCTTGCCTATGCCCTATTTACAGTCAACACAGCGAGAGCTTTCGGACGCACAACCTTAGCACCATATACATGAAGCCCCTTGATCGCATCGGAGAAGCCCTTCTCGGGACGATACCCTTCAACCGATACAATCTGGTCGGCGAAGCTCCACGCCATCCTGTGCCCAGCCGTGATCTTGTATAGCGCACCGTTTGTGTTCGGGACATTATTGCTCTTGAGCAGAGTGAATCCAGCAGCCTGCCCAACCGTACCGTTCATCAACCTGTCCTCAGCTGGCATATTGCCCACCTTTACGAAACGGTCATCCTTCAACAGAAGCCCTTCGTAGAACGGAGGGATGATTGCCCAACGGCCTTCCTCGGGAATATCGTTTTCATCCAAAAGGACGCTAAGGTCAACCAAGTACTCATATGCTGTAGTGGAAGTCGGAATAATGGGGTTTACATCGTCGCCAATTGCATTACCAGCAGCAATGTCAACGTACATGTCCGCAATATATCTGTCGGCAACGTTGCGAAGGGCATATGCGGCCTCTCGCATGGCCTCGTCCATCATCTTCGGATGCTGCTGAACCCTATCTATGTCATCAACCTCGAAGTGAAAATACTTCTGCTGGTCGATAACAAGAGTGGTCTCAGCATCAGTAAGCTGCTGGGGGGCACCAATATCGCCATATTTGGCATAGTTACCGACATCTACTTGCCCAATAGAGTGAATCTTAACGGTATTACCGTATGCTTTAATCTCGCCTTCATAATCGCGATTTATGACGTTTTCCTGGCCGTACACCAAAGAGGTCTGCAAGTTTTGCAGAAGCCTCGCGCTCCATATCTGTGGAATGAAACTATCAAGTGCCACGTAGATCTCTCCTTATTTGATGAGACCCTTTCGCAGCTGCTCTGATATATCGCCCCAATGCTTGTTTATCTCATCAGGCGACATGCGTTCTAATTCAGCCTTGGTATACACTTTTGTAGGTGTGTCGGTGGGGGCTGGCCTTGAACCGCCACCAATTGGCTGTTTTTCTTTTTCGCGCACTAAGTATGGTTTGTCAGCAATGAGGGCCGTTAGAGCTTTGTTTACATCCTTGATGGTGCCACCCTCATCAATCTCAACCAAATCCTTATCCATCAGCGCGTACGCTGCATCAGGGTCTACAATATTTAGCGCAACCGCAGCGGCCTTGACTTCAGCCTGAAGCAATCGCTCATTCGCCACGCGCATAGCGTCCTGCGCCTTCTTTTCTGCTTCTTCTTTTTCGGCTTTGAGCTTTTCAGTCTCAGTCATTGCAGCCTTCTTGCGCTCTTCTTCCAGTTGGGCTTCGTAAGTTGTTTTCCACTTCTTCTCAGCCCTATTAAGACGTTCTTGCACAATGCGGTCTACGTCGGCTTGGTCGAAGCGTTTTTCCCCCGTTGGGGTGTCCACGTTTGCTTCCGGCGTGTCCGGTTCCGCAGGAGTCTCTGGAGCTGTCTCCTGGTCTCCCGCTAGGGTCTTTTTGTTCTCAAGGTCTCCCATTCTGTACCTCCCGTTTTAGGGCCGTCGCCCATACCTGCTTAAAGCAGTCAGTCAGTAATCATAAACGGTTCATTGTCAAGCTCTTCATCAGTAAAGCAACCAGCGCATGGCACCTCTCGTCCCTTGCGCAAAATCATGCGTTGCGGTCGAGGTGCGTTGGTTGCATCTCCCTCTAGAGGCAGCGAAAACGTGCCACGGCGCAGCATCAGCGCAATAGCTGCGTAATTCAAAAGATCCATCCACGAATCGTCAACAGACTCGTTGGATGGGTCATCAAGACGGTCAGATTCCCACAGATTTCTTAACCTGCGGACTTTATCGTTAACGCGAACCAAAACTCCCAATTCGCCAAAGTCCATGATGTTGCCATGCCCATAATCCTGTTGCTTGCGTATCAATAGCTCACGGCACTCGGCCAATACCTCATCCGCAGCCTGTTCAAACGTCTTTGACATGACTAGTAATACATCACTCCTCAATAAAAGAACCGCCCTTATAGGCGGCTATTTCGTCATATGCTTCTCGCTTCCATGACTCTCGGTCATATTGTCGGTCATCATCAGAAAGGATGCCGTGCTTATCCAATTTCCCCGGCACCTTGTGGTGAGGGGATTGCTTTAATCTCTTGCCAATCAAGCGTTTTCTGTGCCATCGAGAGTATCCCATGCCACGCACAGTATCACTCCAGTTTTTGTTCTGCCAATCGGCGAAGCACCTCTTCAACTATCTCATTAGCCAAGCAGTCAAATGCATCATCTTGCACAACGCCATTGAGGTAATTAGACATGCATTCTGTTGAGCAGAACTGAAGCTCTAGCCCCGAACTGCAAACAGAACTCGCCCTGCTCAGTGCCTTTCCACAATAATCACATGAGGCCACTCTCATTCCTCCTTTTTGGGTAGCTCTTCAACCACTTGCCGTTCAGCCGCTATTTGTTTTAACTCCAGCTCCAATTGCTCACCATCTATGCCATCCAGCATCTTTAATGCAGACCCCGTGCTCACAAGCCCTACAGGTTTACGTGCAACCATGTTCTGTGTCAATTCTGTATCGTCATCGGGCAATCCGTCCTGCCACTGGATACTGACATCATTAAGCTCCACTGCACCTTCCATGCCCTGTGCAACCTCCAGCGCAGCACATGTCTGTATAGCTCTCTTTAACGCAGGGTCTAGACGCATCCGAATACGGTTTACTTTGGCGAGAGGGGCGATCATAAGGCGTTTCAATGCAGAACCAGACTCACACAATCCCTGTTTGATGTTGCCAAACGCAGCAGGAGAAGTTTCGGACAGCATGTAAAGCTGGTCCATAAGTATCTCAATCTGCGTAAATGCAGCTTCTAGCTTTCCGTCCCATGTCACATATCCAGGACGACCTACCTTGTCGTCCACAGGCCAGAACTTGCTCCCACCCGGCATATGCCACTTCCCTGTATTGGGGTCTTGCTGCATAGCCATACGCGAACCATACATGGAAGGGTCAGCATGCTTATCCAGTATCTTTGCAATCTGAGCCAGTCGTGCTTCTATCTCCGACACAATCGAACCGAGATCATCGAAATCATTAAGGCCATAGACTGCATTTGATGTAAGCAGATTGTGAACAGGCTCTATGAGAAAGTTGTCGACACCTGTTTCCACCACCATTGGGTCGTACAACAAAAAACCAATCTCACCATCGTCATACGTATACTCGCGATGCTCAATGAAGCCACGATAGTGAATCTCGACTACAAGTCTTTCTCCCACAACCCACGCCAAGACATGCGCCCATGTTTCCTTCACATTCATGGAATCAACAACTGGGAACCAGTACTCCGGTGGCTGAGATTCGATAATTCCACGCTGCCCGTCGAAACGCACTTTGAAGATGCCTGTACCACATGTAGGCACGTCTAGTGCCACCTCATACGCGACATTAAGAAGGTCATTGTCTTTCATGATGCGTTCTAATGCAACCTGTTCAGGAGAGCCTTTGGCTCCCGCCACAATGGTAGGCGGTTCACCAAGTAGCATGTCAGCCCATAGCGTAGCAATGCGTTTAGGCCAGTTCAGCACCATGACCAATGTCAGTGCTTCATCCTCGCGCAACATACGCTCCAGCGCATCCCGATACACGAGGTCATGCTTGCCTTCAAATAGCAAACGGTTCTGTCGATACGTATCTAGTCGGTCACGTTCAGCCTCGGGGGGCCACGGTTGACCATTATTTAAGAACCCAAAATCAGTTATCAACTCACCACCCCCTTGGCTTATCTATCGGAGCATAACTTGGCAGGTTGGGGTACATTGTTCTAATGGCATACCTAAGCGCATCCAGCGAGTGATCGTGCTTCGGTATCGGCCTGTCCTCGCCTCGTAACTGTGCATTCGCATCCCACATGTAAGAAGAGAACTCTTTTCGAAGATTCAAACAACCAGCAGCAACCTTGAGCTGGTCTTTGCTGAGGTAGTTAGAGATATCACGGATTCCATCCAGCACATCATTGTCGGCATCAATCACATTCCATATCTGTTGCTTCTTACACTCTGCCTTGAATGATGTAGCAGACGGGTCAACGCAGATGGCTCTAATCGTCAGATCACCAATGAAGTCCCGAAGGTCAGATACATATTCCGAGTCTGTCTTTTGTCTGCCCATCCCGTGCGAGTCCCAGTGGTACTCTTTGAGCACATACAGCACATCGTCTTTGCGCCCTAGCAACAGGAAAGACGTAGGGTTGGCAGTTCCATAGTCAACACCGATAACATACTCGCTGAAGAATTTAGGTGTCTCTTCAGGGTTGAAGCAGAACCTGGACTCATCCCACATGTCGTAAACTGCGCCTTCGGCAACAACCCACAAGCCCTCAATAAAACGCTTGTACCACAAACCCGTGTATTCGTTCTTCAAATCACGGATATACTGAATAGGCAGATTGGGGTTGTCTTCAAGCACGAAATGCCACGTTTTAAGGTTTAGTTCATGCGCACGGTCAAGATATTCGGTTTTGAGCCAATGATATGGCGAGTCAGGGTTAGTGGTGCCAAACAGCTTGGCTTCTTCAACTGACATCCTCGCAAGACACTGCTTGAAGAACGATTCAGGCCATAATGTAAGCTCATCCCCGTACACTCCAGCAAGCGTCATTCCCCTGATACGGCCCTCTGAACGTTCGTCGTTGGCTCCGGCGACGTATATCCTGCGTCCATACAATGTCGCTTCGCCCTGGCCTTGGCGGTACACTAAATTATCCCCAACCATATCGAAGATGGGGTCGAGGATATTGCGCTTCAGTGTCCGTTCAGTTTTAGCCGCCATCAAGAGGTCGCCAGGAGGCCCCTCTTCGGCGTATTCTAGCCAACGGGCTATAGATGCGATAGTTTTCCCTGACCTAACTGAGCCTTGCCATATGTTGATACGTGCATTGGATTCAATGATCGACTGGTAGCCCTTGCGCGAGAATGGCCCCCATATGAAACTAGCCGCCGAACTCATTACGGGCCTGCTCCAACATCTCAGCCAACTGCTTCAGCGTATCGGCAGCCTGCGGCTTGTGTTCACGCTTGGCCCACTTGTCAGGGAATTTCCGCTCTAACCTCCAAGCAGCAGCTTGCCACTGTCCACCCTCTGCTGCTTTGCCGATTGTAAGCACATCGCGAATCTCTGCTTCAGCCAACGCTTTTTTTACTGAGTGTCGAAATTCTACAAACTTGGCTTCGTCTTTATTGGGTTTAGCTTTGGGGTCTTTCTCAAGGCGATCAATCTCCCGTGCACCACGACGCATCCAATCATGAAGCGTCGTCTTGTCAATTCCCGCGAAGGCCGCAGCCGTTTCCATGTAGTTTCCGGCACGTACCGCGTTGCAAACATCTTCTTGCACTTCCGGGGTCAGCTTAGTCGGTCTGCCCGGCTTTGCCATAACAATCACCCTCTAATACTCATACCCACAGTTGGGGCATATGTTAGTCTTGCGTTCGCGTGGTTCTGGCGCATACTCAGCTATCTCCCTAAGCTCAGGCAGCTCAAAACCAGTCAACGTAATATCAAATGCACCGCTATCCAACTCGCTCAACAGATCGGCAAGGGGCGTGAAGTCCCATTCGCTCTCCTCAGCGAGTTTGTTGTCAGCAATGCAATACGCTTTTGCAGTCTCGTCGTCGGTATCCCACCACAAAACAGGCACTTCCTTAATGCCCAATGCTTTTGCAGCCTTGTATCGTTGGTGCCCAGCAATAATCATGCCTGTGTTTCGTTGGGCTATGATCGGGTTAATGAATCCGAATTCCTGTAGTGAGCGTTTCAGCTTCTCTAGTCCCTTTGCGGAGATTTTACGTGGATTCCCCGGATAGGGCCTTAAATCGTCTAGCGGGACATATTCAACCAACACCATTCCCCCTATGCGCCAGCTGCCGGTACAGCATTGCGGTTTCTTGGACTTCCTCGGGCGTGCTGCGCTCTCGCCTTGCAATGACACGCCATAATTTATCACGGGCTATATTGCCATCATGCACTTCACGGTGGCAAAACGCGCATAAACATACAAGATTGCATGGGTCATCAGGACCTCCAGCCCCACGAGTAATGACGTGATGCACTTCCAGACGTGCGTCAGACCGCCCACATAACTCGCAATGCCGTTTCCGTATTGCCTCAATTGCTTTCTTGTCTTTTTTGCGTCTCGGCTTCATGCATTCACTCCTTTAACCAAAGAAGGTCGGCTCAGGCTTCTCCCTAACCGACCATTCTAAGGTGTCGCAGGGCGACTTAATTATCTGCGGGTATGAGCACGTCGCCCGAATGTCATACCCCCCGCCTGCGACAAGCGGGGGATAAAGAGGGCAGCGAAAAATATATGGAAGCTGCCCCCGACAAAGCTGCGGCATATTATCTAAAGTGCCGTCACGATGACGATTGGCGGCAGTGTATCTACCACTGCCAAAATTCTAGTCACGCAGACTCCGAATGCCTCCAGGAACTACTACGGCGCCGACAGCGAATCCAACTTTGCCACAAAAGATTAATTGGGCCTAGCCAACGGTGGGGTGGCCCTCCCACATCTCCACAAGGGCGACAGATGCCTGTCCTGTCCTCGCTGGCAAGGCAACAGTTTCATAGATGAATGGACGCCGCGCAGGACACGTCATTCCTCCTTTATCTCATGCGCCAAACTATTTATTTTCATGGGATAATATACCGAACCCAAAGACCGTCTCTCTTGCACAGGATGCGTTGATTGCTCGAGCCTCGCCATGGTAGTGAGGGCAGTGATGCGACATACGGGCCATCTACTAAATAGTCCACATGGTCAAGCAAGGGGCTTCCCTCAATCTGCTCCAAGGTATAACCAGTATAGACAACCACCGTAAGGCCAAGCTCGCGAACTTGTTTTGCTAGCCGTGCAAAGGCTTCGTCCTGCTCGAAAGGCTCGCCACCACTAATCGTGATTCCATTCAACACGTGGTTAGAAGTGATTAGATTGATTAGGCTATCAACACTAACCAATTCGCCATCGTATGACCATGTTGATGGGTTGTGGCATCCTTCGCAATGATGAGGACAACCCTGTGCATAAATAACCATGCGTATGCCAGGGCCATCTACAACGCTCTCTTCGGTTATTCCGGCTAATCTAAGCATGTTCTGTCTCGCAATTCACTCTTCTTGGCGTCATTGAAGCGATCAATGGGAGCCAAGTATCCGGTAATGCGTCTAATCTTCGAGATATCAAATGAGCGGCATTTGGGACAGTAGTATTCAATCAATCCGGAATATCCACAGTTCCTGCACTCATCTATCGGGAAGTTGATACCGCCATATCCGATGTTGGAGGCGTACATTTGCCTCACAATACTCTCTATAGCCTCAGGGTTATTAACCGGAGGCGCAGAAAGCTCCACATATGAAATGTGCCCGGCGTTAGTCAAGCGGTGGTATTGTCCCTCGATCTCTAATTTGTGTGAGATCGTAGTCTTGAAGTCAACGGGGAGATGAAAGCTGTTGGTATAGTAGTTCTTATCTGTGACTCCAGGGATAATCCCAAATTGCTCTCTGTCCAATTTAACAAAACGCCCTGACAGTCCCTCAGCGGGGGTAGCAAGAAGAGTGAAGTTCAAATCATGCAGACAGCTATAGTGGTCAATTATTTGACGCATAAACGAGACGATTTCTAGTCCCTTTTTGTTAGAACCTTCGCCATGATGAGAACCGTAAAGGATGCGGAGGGTTTCGGCCAATCCTATAAAGCCAATCGACAGAGTGCCATTGGCTATAGTGGGACCTATTGGGTCATATCCAGAGTCAAGATATAGCTCTTGCCCCATGAGAAAAGGCATGTCACGCACTCTTAGTTGTGATTGAATCTCGAATCTATGCATAAGTTGCTTGACCGTCAAATCAATAGCCTCTCGGAGCAACTCAAAGAAGTATCCTATATCGCCACAAGATTTTAAGGCTAATCTCGGGAGGTTGATGGTGGTGAAGGATAGATTCCCACGACCGTCACTGATTGCAGGGCCTCTTTTATTCGCGATGACACGTGTTCTGCACCCCATATAAGCAACCTCAGAGCCGTATGGGGCATTAAACGTCGCATCCATGAAGCTGAAGGTCGGGTTCATCCGTCGTGAGCATACACGACACGCCAATTGGAACAAGTCATAATTCGGGTCTCCGGGGTTAAAATTAACTCCATTCTTGACTCGGAAGATAATGTTCGGGAACATTGGGGTCTCTCCACGGCCAAGACCCTTTTCGTATACCTCAAGCAACAATCGAGTCACTTCACGACCGTTTTTAGAAGTGTCACAACCAACGTTGACGGTTGAAAATGGCACTTGTGCCCCGGCACGGGAATGCATCGTGTTTAAGTTAAAGATGAATCCTTCCATGGCTTGGTATGCGTCATCGTCGATGTAAGGAGCCATGTCTCGGTCAAAATGCGCGTAAGATTGCCCTCCGTGCATGTCGTTCTGACAGCTCTGGAGGATTATAGCGGCGAGGGCAAAGGCTGATGTTGACCTCTTAGGAGGTCGTACGTATCCATTCCCCGCATCGAAACCCTCTTGGAGCAATCTCCCAAGCGGTATATGTATGCAAGTCAAAGTCTTGCCGTAATAGTCTAAATCATGAATGTGGATATCTCCGCTACGATGGGCATTGGAGATGTCTTCAGGGATTACGTGGTCAAGATAGTATTCTCTACTCGCTGCCGAAGCGATCTGTAACATCTTAGCGGCGGGAGAGTTGCCGATGTTTGCGTTCTCTCTACTTGTGTTTGCAATGATTCCTGCGATGTCGTCCTTAAGCACTCAATACCCTCCATATCCACATAGCCAAGACTAGAAAATACAACCCTGCGAGAGCACTAGAGGTGCGTTTAATACCGTCCTCTTCTTGAAAAGCATTTGCGTAGTTGAATAAGAAACTAACGCAAGAGGATATGAATGCTACCCAACCAATGAACCGAAACAAACTCAGACCTCCTTTCCCCACAAGGGGAGGCCCGGTCACGATTAACGTGATCGTCATTACGACGTTTTTCTCGGGCCTTTTTCTTCACAGGCAAAAAGATGCCTCCATATATGGCCGGAAACATGGTTTTCGGAAGTACTTTTCTTGAGAATTTGATTAAGAATCAAAATATTTGATTAAGAATCAAAAAACCATGCTGAATACCCAATATTTTTGTGGGGTATGCTGGGGGTATTTTGCCTAAGACGTCTAGCGTCCACCAGAAGCGATTGGATATGCCTTTACATAGGATTCCCCTAAAGTGATATAAGAATGGATTCTAGAGGCAACCAGACCCCTTAGAATCAATTCTAGACCTAGAGTGCCGGTCATAGTAATCCATGAGATTTATGATAGTTGGTGGTGAGTATGTAGTGAATCTTTTTCTCGATGCACTATATATATTATACTTCTTCTTTATTCTTTATACTGTATTGGGTATGGCATCTCGATGGCATACCGATACCCTATGGCATACCCTTTCACGAGTCGTCTAGCAGGCCCGATGGCTAAACTGACCTTTCCTGACCTTCGCTCGTTTGCCTCTCGTTCACTTCTCGTTGCCCTGTGGATAACTTGAACGAGCCTGTGGATAAGTCAAACGAGACTGTGGATAACTTCAACGA